ACCAATCGACACCGTAACTCATAATAACAGCACCTGCAGCGATAAGCGCCGCCGCAACCGTTACCCACATGCTTTTTTTTCATAAAAGCCCCCTCTATCAATTACACATTATTTTTTAGTTCTTCCAAACTAAAAAACATTGGTATGCCCAGCACTCTCGCAACGAACAATTCAACCCGCACCCCTCTCGATTTCTCATAATTTTTCAGAACAATAACATGCGTACAATTTGCCAATTCTGCAATGCAAACACGCATATAGTCTTCCCACGTTGCCGCCTTTTTCTTTTTGAGGATACATGACATTTCCTCAAAGTACACATCAACCCGTTTTGCGAGCCGCCTCGGATTGACAATCGTTACATACGGTACATCGCAAAGAAACGTTTGTAGCGCTTTCTCCATTTTGTAAAACTCGGGATCGTTATTGTGTTTTATCCCTGTAACGGGACCGGAAATATAAACCGTCATAGCGCCATCTTTATACGCAGTCATATTCTATTTTTGCAGTTGCCGTATTTTTTCAAAATACGATTGAATAGCGTCCACTTCAATTTTGTATTCCGCTATCTTTTGCCAATACCACAGCGGCATACTGACCGTTTCTGTTGTATCATCAAAAGCGACCGGTTCAGGATCGGGAAAGAGCGGAAAAGCGACATCGTACGTTTCGTAGACATATTCAATTTTAGGACTTGTTGCGCAAGCTGTTATTGACAGCATTAAACTTATCACGGCCGCCGCCAGCACCGGATAGCGCTGCTTTTTTCTGTTCTCCATGTTGAAAAACCTCCGCTTTTATTTTTGCTTTTTCACCTTCATAGTATTTTTTATCCGCTTCTTTCCGCGCTGCATCTTGCGCAATTTCGCGTTCGATTTTCGCCCGTCCCGTTTTCCAGCCGAAAACGAAACAGGTAATCGCAACGATTAAAAGGACACCCAAACACACCACAACAATAGCAGTAATCATAATCACCTCGAAAAACCTTTAATTGATTAACTTGCCCCGAGGCAACCTTACCCCAGTTTTATATCCCGTATTTTTTCAAGCCAAATCGAAAAATACACCGGCATAAAAATACCGGCAATCGCAATACCGGAATAAATAATGTCGTTTGTCTCAAGCGACACTATTCCGAACCCTTTGCACAACGTCAAAACGATAATCCACACAGAAGCAAAAATCTGAGCAAACAAAGAATATTCTTTTGCTCCCGTTTTCTTCTTTTCAGTTTCCGCCAATTTCGTTTTTTCTTCCGTCATAAAAAGCCCCCTTATGCTTTAATGCACTATTTAATTCTGCCTATCAGATACGCAGTAATTGCCGTAACAATCATCGTTAAAACGATACCGCCGATTTTTTTTACCAGTGCAAACGTTGCCTTTGCACTTTTGTTTTCCAATGCGTCAAGCCGTCCGCTTATTTTATCTTTCCACCCAAACAGCCGGTTAAATTTTTCGTCAATTGCTTTATTGTCGCGCTGTTCAAGCAGATTTAATTTTTCTTGCTCATGCTTCCATTCGATAATCTCTGCAAGCTTTTTACCCATATCAGAAAATTTTTTATCCCAGCTTGAAAATTTTTCATTGAGATTTTCTATCGCTGTAAAAAAATCTCGCTGACTGATAAGTTTTCCGCTTATCTCTTCAAATGATTCTTCTTGCCGGTCAAAGCGTTTCACGAGTTCTTCAACCTGCACTTTAAACCGCGCATCGTTTTCGATGCTCTCTTTTTTCCACTGATACAGCTGAATTAACATTTCTTTCTGCGTCATTCCGCCAACATCATCGCTACCCATTGAGTACCTCCGCTAATCGTTCTTGTTCCTCTTTTGTTAAGTATACCGGCTTACCGTTATTGTCCTCATCGATTGCCGAGACAAACCCGAGTCGCTTCATAAGTTCGCGCTCTTGTGCAATTTTATACTGCACACTCTTAAAACTCATTCCGCTGAATTTGCGGGCAACTGAATCAAAAGTAATTACACCCAATGAAAGAAGCGTCCGCATAGCATTCGCTTCTTTTTGAATATCTACACTCGGCCGCGAGATGCTTGACCACTCGCACTTTAACCACGCGCCGCGCAATTGCCATAAGGCAGGGATAAAAGCAACCTGCTTAAAGCCGGGAATATCGAGCTGTCCCTGTAAAACCGATTGAACAATGAACTCTGAATAGATAAGCTGGCAAAAGTCTTTAGCGTTTTTGAACGCACGGTATTTTAAGAAAATATCCAGCTCATTATTTGCCTGCCGTGAAGCGGAATAACTAGAATCGAATTTAAGCATAACAATTTCAGGTGGTATTTCATTTGTCCAGCAAATAGCCGAAACAATTGCTTCTTCAAAGGTTTTAAAATTGACATTCGGACGATTCGTGTTAAAGCTTACCGGCTCTTCTCCCGGCGCTAATCCGTCAAGTACCGTACCGGGAGACATCGGAAGTGTTGTCGGAACCCCGCCGACTTTACAATCAACTGCTGCAGGCGTTCCGGCGGACGGAGCAGCCCGCGTCATATTCAAAAGCGGATTAGTACCGATCGGTGTACTCGGCGCTTTTTTAATAAAAAGCGGCAACAGCGCATTTACCACCGCAGCTCGCACCTCTGCATCACGGTACCGGTCAAGATCTTTCATCATGTAAAGCGCATTTGCAAGAAGCGGCATACCGCGCACTTCATCTAACAGCTTATCACCGCCGTACACCATCCAGCTGATCTGCCTGCCGGATTTTTCACCAAATACGGGAAGCCGTGTATGCTTTATTTCATTGCCGACCACTTCGCGCACCCAATACGCAACATGCCGCCCCTGCTTGTTTAACTCAACACCGTGAATAATCCGGTTTCCGTTTTTCGGTGTATATTCAAGCGGCGTCATAATGGCATTGCCGTTAATCCAATCCCAACAGGGTAAACCTGTTTGCCCGTTAATTCGGGAAACAACAACACCATCTCCGCAAAGCATCGCTTCAAGCCGTACCTGATTTTGAAATTCCCCAAAGGTAAGCTGCTTTTTATAATCAAATACCGTGTAATCGGACGCATAAAGCCCAAACGCTTCACTCATTTTTTCCGCATACTGTACCGCGAGCTTTTCCCGTTCATCGTCCTTTTTATCAGGCCAAATAATCGCGCTTATCGGTGTCGGTTCCGGCATCATACCGGTAAAAATTTCATTGCGCAAAATCCGCTTGATAATTCCAGCTGCATACAAGTTTTCCGTAAATAATTGCAGCGACCTTTTCCGCAACGTAAAGTAATCGACTCCATAACCCCAAAGATAATCCCGTGTCGGGCCGAAACTTGCGGGGTATTTATCCCCGTCAAATACATCTTGCACAATATCGCGTACAAAATACGCCAGCACTGCATCTTGTTTTATTTCAGGTATTTGAGACGGCATAATACTTGTATCATTTATATTTACCACGGCTGCACCCTCACTGCTCCGCCTGTAGGACGGACTCTCATTTCTAAAATTGAAATAGTGCCTAACAATTCTTTTTGCCGTACATACAGCGATGATAAATCCGAACGCTTCACCGTTTGCCGGTCTTGTCCGGTATCGATCGTATATTCCTGCACCCCGCCGGAAGAGAGCGCCTCTTGCGTAAAATACAAAATCGCTTTTTCAATTTCATACAAAAGGCGACGCGCATTGTTCAATTCGTCTTCCCAGAATTGCAGCGGACTATCATTGCTAAAAGAAGGGTCTATCAGTGCCATACTGCACATTATAAAATGCTGAAACCAAAAAGCTATTAACCGGTAGATATTTTTTAAGGTTCTATAAACGCGCCTGTTTTTGCGGCTTGCCAAAAGTGCACCCAGCTCAAACCCGGCAACCCCAAGGCATCGCGGCAATAGGCATCGGCAAATATTTCTAATGCAGCCATATTGTAGCCGTAGGTATCGAACGCATGATTGTCCGCGCCGGGACGCTGTTTCCAGATTGTTTTTTGATATTTATTTGTTTGTTTTTCGATAATGTCAACTTTGGTCTCCGCCTCGAACATTTTAAAATAATCGTCGCGGAAATCATCGGGAAAATTCGGATACCAATCGGGTTGATATTGACCTTCATTCCACATCGAAACGCTCATACTATTACTGATTCGGTCTTTCATTTTTGTCGTATTGATATGATAGGCTAACGGAAGTCCGATTCTCTCAAGCGTCGAACGGTCAAAAGTGCGATATGTTTCACCCGCCTTAATATATTCGGCTCCCTTGCACGGATAAACACCGGCATAGTGCCTACCTGCAAACGCATAGACATAATCGGTATACCGTCCCGAATCGACAAGTGTTATCATAATCTTGTAAACCTTACCGTCATCGCCGATAAAACGGGTGTTTTCAATGTAGGTATCAAGTGCATCCCACGGGCCGTTAAAATCTTCCGTGTCGCCGTCAATACTGAAAAAATCAAGTGTCCACGTTACACCGTTAGCAGAATAACCTTTCACATCAACAAACAAATTCCGTTTCTGCACGTCAACCGAACAACAGACAATCAGCACCGGCGAACCGGAATCGCGGAGGGCTAAATCATTCGGAATTTTACCCCGTACAAAACCGGCGCGGCGGAACTGAACTGCCCGTTCGTACTGTATCTGTTTGCCCATTTCTTCAAACGTCAAGCCTTGCTTCGTATTACGGAATGTCCGGTATTTTTCTTTATCGCGTACACGGTTATTTTTAATGTCCCAGCACTCTGCCCATTGCCGCACCATATCTTCCCATGAATACATCCCCGGCGGATTATAGAGCGGCGACAAGTGAAACGACATAACGGCCGGCGTTTTACTTTTTGACGTTGCCCGCCATTCGCCTTTTTTGATAATCGCTGCCTTATCGTAATTTTTCATTAAGCGGCCGCAGAATTTACACTTGTACGCAACGGTTTCCAAAAGCGGATTATATTCGGCATCATTTTCCCAAACAATACCGTAACGAGAGCCGTCATCATTTTCACCGTGCCAGACAAGCTCCTGCATCTTTCCGCAATGCTTACACGGTACAAAGTATTTCTGCCGGTCTCCTGCTTCATAGAGCCGTTCAATCTTGCTCGTCTGTTTGACAAGCGGCGTACTTCCCCAAAAGATTTTCCGCTTTGCCGAATATGCGTCCGTCCGGTTCCGCACTAAATCGACAACGGTTCCTTCGTTTTTAATCGAATCAGGAAAAGCGTCAACTTCATCCGCCATCACAATACGGTAACTCATACCACGGAAACGAGCAGGGGAGCGCCCGCCGAAACAGTGCAGATACCCGCCCGGATATTCTTTTGAAATTGCCGTGTCTCCGGTATCACGGCTGCCTTTCTGTTTCCTGTTTTGAGAAAAAATCAAATCACGCGCTCCGGCGTTGTCAATCATCTTTTCAATTTTTGTTTGCACGGATGTCTTCATTAAGCCCGCATCGGCGGTTACGTATGCTTGCGGATTAGGATTACTCATAATGTTGTATAAAATTACCGTTTCAATAACGGCCGTTGTTCCGCCGAGCTGATTGCCTTTCATAAGCACAACTTCTTGTACGGGATTATCAGGCGCAAAACAATCGACAATCTTTTTAAAATACGGGAAGCGTTCCCAGCTGAACCGTCCGGGAAACGGCGTAAGATCGGCAGACAAGTACCGTACCCGTTCCGCAAACTCCGACGGCAATTCATATACCTGCTTTTCCGTCAAGGCTGCGAACCGTTCAATGAGAAAATCTACATCGCTTATCTCGTATTCAATCGATTGCATCAAGATAAGACCTCCCCGCCGGAAAAGGTAAACAAAACCTTTCTTCCGGTTAATTCCTGTATGCCATACGGCGGATCAACAATAGCAAGATTAAACTGTTTGTCGCTGCATTTTCTCATATAATCCATGCAGTCCATATTCAAGGCTTCATTCGTCATTTGCTTTCTATCCTTCTCTTTTTTTATTTTCATTCAGAAAAACTATGATACGGATCAACACCATGCCGTTTTTCCCATTCTATATGGCAATTACGAGCATACATAACTGCCTCACAGTTTTTATTTGAAGTTAATGATGCACCATCTGTAACGACGAATACCGGCAAATTATATTTTTTTGCCAGCACGCCGACTTCTGAAACGAATTTCCGCGCATAATATATTTTTTGATCATCATTACAACAATTATTCGTCATCCTGTTCAGCCTCTAATTCGTTTTTGATTTCTTGTTTTAAGTCGGCGATTGTGTCGGCAGTGCTGTCATCGTGGTATTTATGTTTTAAGCCGTTCAGTTCCCGTATGATATGCTCTTTTGCTCCGGCAAGTACCTTTGACAAATCCGTTTTCATCGTGTTTGCAACGGTTTTCCGCGCAGTTTCAGAATCCGCAAGGACTTGTGCAACCAGGGTATCGGCAACACTTTCAGGATATTCCAACAGCTGTATCATCAGGTTATCCGTAAACTGAAACAGCCGTGAGACAACAAAATCTTTATCTACAAGTGTTAAACGGCGTTCTTTAATCCGCTGTTCTTTTTCCGCCGACTCCACGAGTATTTTTAATATTTTGGCATGTTTTTCCAGCGGTAAAATGCCGCTATACCGCATAACCAGCTCTTTCAGCGTCAACGTAAGCAATTCTGCAGGAACGCTGATAGCGCGAGCTGCGCTCTGCTCGGTAAAAGATTTTTGCTGCGTATGCGCTTGCCCGCCGGTACTTCTTACGCCCATTCCTCCCGATTGTGCGGTAATCGCAGCATTGGCGGCTTGTGTTTCCTCTAACTGCCGACGCTTCATAGCTAAATAGCCTGCATTCACGGGATTTTCGGTGTCCAGTTTGCCCGCAGAGTTCTGTATCAGTGTTCCTTTCTTGATTTTTGCACAAATAGACTGCCGGGTAACCCCCGCTTGTCGTGCAAATTCAGCCGGTAATACTTCCATACCATCACTGTAAAGGGCTTACACAATAAAAGCTATTAACCTGTCAAACAAAAGTAAACCTTTTTATAAAATTGACAGACATTTGAAAACCGGCACTCGTCGCCGAATAATTGCACCGGGGTATACCCCCTGACAGTACCTACCACCAACCTCACAAAATCGAATCCTTTACCGAATCAGACAAGTAAAACAAATTACAATGTTTTCCGCACAATTTTTTATTGGCAACGATAAATGAACTCATTTTTTCATTTTTCTCATTTAACCTTTGCTTAGTTTAACTTTCTTACAAGTAAAGTAATTTGCTTTACCGGTAAAGCAATATAAAAATAGAGTTAAGTATATATTATATATAGATTTACATTATTAAAAACAGGAAATAGTGTGAGTAGAAAAAAAATGCCGTAAAAAATCCGCAAAAGTTTTGCTTTTTCGTGGATTTTTTACGGCATTTTTTTCGTTGTTTTATAAAATGTACGGGAAAACAGGGAATAGTTTAAGAAAAGAGGGTATTTGCAGCCCGCTTACCGCTCTCAGGCAGCCCTTCTAATAAAAGCTCCACAGACCGGCGACTGTAGTAGTCTACCATAGCCGTCGAAGTATGTCCAGTATAGTTTTTTAAGTCTTCCGCCGACATCACACGCCGCATACGTGAAACATAGGTATAGCGTAAAGAATGCGGCACCAGCTTCCTACCATCCGCTGGAGCAAGACGCTTAATTCCTTTACCATGCGGAATTAAACCTATTTTCTGCAATGCACGATAAAAGACTTTCTCAGCATATTCCGTTCGAATAGGCTTACTATTTTGCACAAAGCAATAATCATCAGCACACAAATTATTATCAGCAATCCATTTCCGCATTATTTTTATTGTCATATCCGGCAGATAAACTATTCGCAACTTAGGTTTATCAATAGAGCCTGCCTTATTATAAACAGTCCGTTCCCCTTCTTTTTTACAAAATCCGTCAATAATGAGTATCTTTTGATCAAAGATAAACTGTTTTACCCTTACAGCTCTTACCTCACCCAATCGCATTCCAGCCGAAAGGCACAACAAAAAGAATAAATACATCATCTCATTAGGAAAATTATCTTCTTTAAACAATAAATTAAGTTCTTCTGTAGTAAGAACATCTGCTTTTTTAGAATGCCGTACAAAAGTCCTGAAAAGAGGTTTTACAACAGCGCAATCAAACCACATCGCTTCTTGAAAGATTTCAGAAAATACTGATAGATAGGAATTTTTCCAACTGCCGGAACGCTTAACGGTAAACAAGTATTGCATAATCTCTTTAGGATTTAAAGTTCGTATGTCGTAGTTGCCCCATTTTTCAATTATCTGTTCAACATAGCCGCGAGATATTTGTAAGGTTTCCAACAAAACGGACAATCCTAGTTGTGATCGCCGTGATACATGGTCGCTTCCTGTTAAAAACATCGTTTGTGCAATATCTTTGACTGTTATACTAGTACTTTTATTCTGTAAAGGAGGCAATGATCGTATGTAAGATTCAGCATCAGAACGGTTGTTACAATTTTTACAGGCTTTTTGTATTTGCTTGCCGTTTTGTGTGTAATAGTAATACCATTTGTAGATTTTCTTGCCGTCTTTGATTTTCGGCTTTTTAAAGACATGATAATCCATATATAAACTCCCCACTTGACCTTTACTTGACCTTTTAAAAATCAACTAAAAGCAATAATTTTATAAGTCTATATACAGCAAGGAAGAAACAATGGGCGCTGACGGGATCGAACCGCCGACATTTTGGGTGTAAACCAAACGCTCGTACCAGCTGAGCTAAGCGCCCTCAATCAGATTGACTATATATGAATTTAAAAAAAATGTCAAGTAAGCTGGAAATCCAGGAGGGTAAAGGCACATTCAAAAATATATATCCATATATTTTAAATAGCGGGGCTATCCAAGAAGTGTATTTCATAGCGTTTTTTGGTCGCGTAAAGTTGAAATAACACTAAACATAACACCTCTGATATTGTAAATGGGGCGTTTTCGAACTTATTGGGACAGCCCACCACCCGTGTAGTATTCCCGCCCCGTCTGTGGCGGGAATGAGCCGAAACTCGTTGTCAAAAGCGTACAAGGGCGGTACGCTTTTGACAACACGACACAGGAAGTGCGCCGTATGTTTGCCAAAGATCACACTTTGAACTTAGATACCTCTCCCACCAAGCTGCTAATGCTTTGCTTATTTTTTTGAGTCAGCCCATTCACTTCCTGCACAGCATTGTTAATCTGCACTGCTCCGGAAGCCATCTCGTTCATGCTTTCAGTAATAATACGGGTAAGGTTATTCAGTTTTTGCATTTCTTTTGCAACTCCCTCACCGCCTTTCAGCATCTCCTCAGAACCAGCCTGTACCTCTGTTGTCACCGTATTGATGCTCTTAATTGCAATCAACACTTCCTTGCTGCCGCTTTCCTGCTCCTGCATTGCCTCCGTCAGCCGAATACTCATACTTCTCACCTGGTCGGCAAGGGTGAAAATAGCATTAAACTCTTCTTCCACTGCTTTAGAAGCACCGGCAAGTGTTTCAATTTCTCCGCTCAGCATTTTGAGTGTCGAGGTAATCGCTTTGCCTTGCACTGCGGATTCCTCTGCAAGCTTGCGGATTTCATCGGCAACAACGGCAAAACCTTTTCCAGACTCCCCCGCATGAGCGGCCTCGATTGCAGCATTCATTGCTAAAAGGTTTGTCTGGCTGGCGATATGCTGAATGACACTGCTTGCTTCCATTAGCGAGCCTGATTCTTCAGCGATTTTCTGTGTTACCGTGTTTGCAGTTTCAAGCTTTGCTTTACCGTTTCCAGTCGCCGTTGTAAGATTTTTGATAACATCATCGGTTTTGCCCAGTGTTTGCCCAATAGCAGCAATATTTGCGACCATTTGTTCTACTGAAGATGATGATTGCACAACACTTGCCGCCTGTGTTTCAATACCACTATTCAACTGTTTAATAGTCCTGACAATTTCTTCGATAGTTGCTCCTGTTTCGGTAACACTGGCAGCTTGCGTTATCGCCTGCTGTTTTACACCGTCGATATTCGCACTTATTTCATTAATTGCGCTTGCTGTTTCTGTCATGTTACCTGCCAGATCATTACTAATTCTTTCCATTGTGGAGGAGCTTTCCCCAACGTGCCGAATAGAGTCACCAATTTTTGCAATCGTCTGATTAAAGTATTCAGCCATATCGGTAATTTCATCATTGCCGGCAACAGGTAAACGTACTGTAAGATCACCTTCTCCTTGTGCAATATTTCGTAGGGCAGAAACTACCATTTGGATCGGTTTTACCATACTGCGGGCAACCAGATATACGATAATAAGCGCAATTAGTAAGATGACTACACCAATACCAATCATTGAAGTACGTAGTTCATTGACTGTCCCCATAAATTCATCTGCTGGGGCGTTTATAATGACCGTCCAGCCGGAGGTCTTCATAGTAGCATATGAGGCTATTTTATATACACCATTGTACTCATAATAACCAACAGATGAGGCACCTGTTTCCATCGCCTTTTTTTCAAAACTTGCCGTAGACTGTAAAGAGGGATCACTTTTTGCTTTTTCGGTATTGTTCCACATTTGTTCTACAACACTTGGATTTTGATGCCCGACAACCATACCAGCGTTATTAAGAATATAACAATAGCCTGTTTTACCAACCGTAATATCCTTAATATCATTCGAGAGCTGCCTCCCCGAAACAGCAGCACACAACACACCAATGATGGCATTTTTATTATCTCTAATCGGTACAGCAAGAATAATTTGAAGCTTATCGGTACCTCGTGATATACGAGGTTCAGCAATAAAGTTCTTTCCTCGAGAGGCCTCTTTAAACCAATCCCGATCACCGATCGTTGTACAAGAACCTGAAGAATCATACCGGTTACCCTGCATATCGCATATTCCAAAGTAGTCGATCATTTTATTATACTCAGCTTCTTCAACGAGATTCTGTGCTTTTTGAGTAAATGAAAGACTGCCATCCCGTAAGAAAGGCATTCGCGCAAGTCCCTCCAAAAACTGAAAAACAGTATTTATTCTACCGTCAACAATTTCTGTAACATCGATTGCTTTATCAATCAGATGAGTTTCAACTTTTTCAGACACTGCTTTGCGTGCTGTTCTTACAGCAAGTAAGATTTCAACTGCTGAAGCCAATGCAACCAATAGACCAAAGATCAGTATTAGCCTATAGCGAATCGAAAACCGCTTTCTCTTGGTGTGTGTGTGTGTGTGTTGGGGGGGGGGGGGGGGGGGGGGGGAAACATAGTTTTTTTTTATTTTTTCCAA